CGGCTCAAACAAAACTTGAATGGTATGCCATACCCATGTTTCCGTTTTTAGCGATCATAGTTGGTACAGCTGTTTATTTTGTTTTTCAATATTTGCAGAGCAAAAAAATTTCAGAATCATTACCAGTTAAAACCAACTTATTATCCTATATATGGCTGCTACTTGTTTTTGTTACTCCTTATTCCGAAATCGTTGATAAAACATTTTTTCCGAAGGATAAGGGAACAGCTTATGAATACTACAAGCCGGAATACTTTCTTAAATCCTGGGCTGGTAAAGGCTTTAATCCCGATGGCTATACCATTGTCAAAGAAGGGTATTGGCAGCGGTTTTTGTTTTATGTATACCAGTTAAGGGATCAGGGATACACAATACATGTAGCAGATGAAGAAGAACTGAAACCCGGGGATAAGGTAATATCACTGATGGATGGGTCAGAAAGGTATATTAAGAAGCATTACCAGCAAAACAAAGACTACTATAAAGAAAAAGCTAAAGCAAGAACTAAGTTACTAAAACCTAAGCTGTATGCTTTTGTAGACCGTTACAAAAGACTAAAGGGTTGTGTTGACTGTGGCTATAAGGCACACCCAAAGGCTCTTCAGTTTGATCATGTCCGTGGTGAAAAGTTAAAAGACATTTCTCGTATGTGTGGTGAAGTCTATTCTTTATCTCGTATTAAGGAAGAGATACGTAAGTGTGAGGTACGATGCGCTAACTGTCATTCTATTGTAACTCATGAGCGTCGCTAAGAACGTTGCTCTATCCAGTTGAGCTACGGGAAGTTATCTAATACGGTAATTGTAGCATGCACAAGCTACAGACTGCAATACTTTTTACGTATAGGGTAAGAGCAGTTTATACCTCACACATGCTCAGGTGTGCCTCAGTACTGTCAGGGATGGCTACACACAGCGTCCTGTGTAGTGCCTCGCTACCTCGCTCCAGTACCTACGCTTTGTTGCCCCTCAGTGCGAAGAACAAGCCGCCTACCCACAGCATAACATGGAAGTGGTCATACAGCAACACATCCATGACACTAGCAGGCTGGGCGATCCAGATCACACCTGTCATGATAGAACAGATAGTGATACCAGAGAAGCGGGTGATCAAGTCACCCAACTCCTTGAGGTATTTATAGAGCAGGCCACCAACAATCAAGCCCACCCCTGCACCTATCTCACCCAGCACAACAAAGCTCCAGACAACCAGAGACAACTCCCACGAGGATGCAGTCTCTGCCTCAATGGGCCACTTAGCTAGACCCTGTTGTAGGAACACAACAATCAGAGGGAACCTGATAAGCCAGTGGCTCATGCAGAACTCTGGTATCTTCTTGATAAATTCTCTCATCCTGTCAACTCTTCTTTCAACTCCGTGTACCCGCCTATGTGCCTACCATCTGGTGCAAATATCTGTGGTACTGTAGTGTGTCCTGCCTGCCTGATCAGTGTCAGTAACCATCTACTGTCAGGTTCTTGCACATTATACTGCAGGTAGGGTAGCTCGGCCCTCGCAAGGAGGGCCTTCGCTGTGTCACAGAAGTTACACTGGTCTCTTCCAATGATAACGTACATTATGCAATGTCCACAATTTCACAGGCTTCACCAGAGCAAGCGAATGTCTGGCTAGACTTAGTGGTATCTTCCTTCTCGTACTCAGAGAGCTTGCTCCAGTCAATACGCTCTGGCATCAAGCTAAGCAGGGTATCATAGTCAGACTTACCAACCTCCTGATAGGGTGCCTGCTGGTATGTGTGCTCATTGTAGGGCAGGAAGCTAACACCACTCATCTCATCGAAATACTTGTACACGAATGCACCAACCTCGAACCACTCATCCTTGCGCACGTTGATAGTGACGCTAGGCTTGTGTTCACACCAGTTGCGCTGATAGGCCAACCACAACTCAAGCTGTTCAATGGCTGTCATGTCTGCAGTAACCACTGCATTCTCAGGTGCCTTCTGTGGGAAGCTAAACACAGTGGTAGTGTCAGGCTTCATCACACAAGGTTCAGACGGGATGCCCTGATCCTTCATGAACTGCGTCAGTGGGTCTTTGTTGTCACCCCTTACGGTGCGAATGTAGTAGGCAGAGTGACGAGCATGGATACCAGAAGCACTATCCACCAACTGAGAAACAGTCCCACTTGGTTTAACGCAAGTGATTGCTGCGCTTTGTGGGATACCCAAGCGACTAGCCCACTCAGCGTTAGTAGCGACAGCCACGTTTCTAAGGTGCTCAAGTGTAGCCTCCAGTCCTGCATTTTTCAGGGTCAGTAGTGGATTGTCCATGATGCCAGTAAGGCTCACACCCAGCAGACGTTCTTCTTCTGTGTTGTCCTTCCACTTCTTACGCAGGTAGGGGAAGTGAGTGTACGTAGACTGGATCGTGCCTAAGATGGTAGCCAGTCGAACCTTCTCAGTCAGGGTCTCAAGGGTATCGGTAGCCCGTACAACAACCTCAGTCAGGTTGCAGAACTGGTAGGGACGCAGGATAATCTCAGAGCAAGGGTTAGTGCCGAACTCTTGATCAGCATCCCGACGACCGTTCTTTGCTGCCTGTTTCTTGGATGCCTGACGGTTAAAGATACCACGCTCACCACTACCACTCTCGACCAGTGCCATCCACTCACGCATGAAGCTGACTGCATCAGGCTTCTCAGTGTAGCTGGTCGAGTTGTTTGCCAGTGCCCGCTGTGGGTTGTTCTCCCACCACGCACCACTCTTAGCGTGACGCATGCGGTCATCCGACAGGTTCGACAGGCTGATCATTGCACTGCGACGTACACCGCCAACCACAACAACCTCACCGATCTTGCACATGATGTCATGGCATTCGATGGACGACAGCTTACGACCCTGTGCATCCTTGAACTTAGCAATGACAAAGTTGAACAAGTCAATCAGAGGCGCTGGGCCTGAGGCACGACCACCAAAGGTCTTGAGCCTTGCACCTGCAGGACGTACACCAGACACATCCCACTTGGGAATCTCACCACTGTACAGCAGTGCAATGACCTGACGCAGTGCCTTAGCCCAGCCCTCCTTGCTGTCCTTCACAACCACAGTGGTGTCACTGTTGAACAACTCAGGAACCTCAGGCAGCTTCGTGACGAACTGACGCTCGACAGAGAAGCCTACACCAGTGCCACACAGCAGAATGAACATAGCTTCATCGAAGCTCTTCGGGTCATCGACAGGCAGGTAGCTGCAGTTGTAGCCTGCAGTGTTGTCACGTGACAGTGCTGGTCCTGCAGTCATCATAGCCCGCATGGATGGCATAATCTCAAGACCTAGGATAGCATTCTGGATATTCTCATACACCTTCCAGCCACTCTCGTCTGTGAGCTTAGCTGCAACAACATTATCCATGTAACGTTCGACTGTCTCAGGCCAGCTTTCACGCCGACCTTCTTCTTCCAGCCAACGGGCATACCTTGAGGTATGTATGAAGGACTGATAATCTGTGGGTAGATAGTTGCTCATTCAATTACTCCGATACGATTTTGATATGCTTAATACCTATGCCATCAATGTCATAGATAAATTCATGTAATGCTTCGTGGATTTCATCATCAACAAATCCATCAGCAGGCATAGGGTATTCCTCTTCGTCTATCTCAAGTGTTAGTAGAACTTTTACTAGCATTTAATTCCTCAATAGCTTCTGTGGCTTTGTTGCTGTACCAGTTATGCTTTCGCATATCCTCTAGAAACTTGCCTTTATATTCTGCTCTATGCTGATACTTCATGGCATTGCCACGGCAGTATGCAATGAAACCTTCCAGACCTAATACCTGTTTAATGTAGTCGATACACTCAATGTTACCCATGTTATAGTGTTCTGGTTTATCTACTGGATCAAACATGTAACCTCCTAGAATTTTATTTTGATTACATTATCAGCTAACTTTTCTGTCTTAGGTTTGTCAGGTTCTGCTTCTTCTTCGGCTTCATTGTGTAGTTTCTTGGCATACTTATTCAGTGCCTTTCTAAACTCTACACTATCTTCCATCAAAGGCAATGCCGCAGTTACCATCATGGTAAGATACATCATCTGTTCGAAGTCATCTTCGTCAAGATTATTATCAGGTGTCGTAACAATCCCAACTGCAATATCTCCGTCCCAATACCCATCTTCATCTAACATAGGGTTAAGACGAATGAGAAAGTCGTTAGGATCAAAGTCGATTAAAATACTTTCTTCGTTCACGTTAGCTCCTTTTAATCTTGGAGAGTGGGAACTTAATCAGATCAGGGTGTGTGTCTTTACCCTTCTCTTTTATCCACTCTTGCGGAATGATCCTATCGTAGTATTGAAAGCCATGCTTCTCACACCACTGACCATACGTAGTCTTAGCACCCTTGCTAAGCTTTCGTCTACTACTTTCAAACACAAACCGAATGTCTAGGTTTGGATGTTGCTTCTTTACTGCAAGATGTTTCCTGCGATCATCTGATGTGAACCTACCCTTTACTTCAATGATAATCCCATTTTCCAAAAGGAAGTCGGGAGTATAGGTGCGGTACATTAGGTCTTCCCATTCGATCTTGACCTTCTCATACTTAAAGGGAACGTTGTTCTCTTTCAAGTAATCCTTGATCTTAATCTCTAGCCCGCTCCTATACCCATGTTTCAGGGCAGCTTTAAACTGCCTGCCATCCATCAGAACATCCAATTAGGTGCATACTGATGCACATTATATCCAAGCTTTCTTAGCTCTTCCATAATCACTTTGTCTGCATCCTTACGTGCCTCCACTGCAGCACGAATGCCTTGATACTTTTTCTTATTAAGCTCTTTTCTTTTTTCTTCAAGCTCTTTCTCAAGCAGTGCAATGTGCTCTTGCATCTCTTTGATTTCATCATCACCCAACATGTATCACTCCTTCACTTCAATGTATGCCACCATCTTAGGATCACGTGCTTGTGATGCTTTGGATGGTAACTCTTTCATCATAGGCCAACACTCAAACCTGTAATCACAGAACGTGCAGTTCTTATTGAGCACAGTGTTTCCTGTAGGCTTCCCTCTGTATGTCTCTGGCTCTGGTTCAAAGCATCGTTTAAACTCGTTAGCATTCACAGTGTCTACTGTCGTCTGCAACTTGCCCAACTCTGCATCCATGTCTATACCATCAGCAGGTACATACTTGAATTGCCCATTGGCTTTATTGACTACCCACCAGCCACCTGCCTTCTTACCTGAGGCTTTAGCGTAACCAGCTAGCTGTCCAACATAACCAAATGAATCACCAGATGCCAGTGCATCAAAGGATTCAAACTTATTTCTATATGACCAGTCAGAGGCTGACTTAACATCGTCTACTGCATCATTCATGGTGAGGTCATACGTGCCACTAATCTCTGTGTCATTCAGCTTAAGTGTCACATGTTCCGATTCACCAAAGGGAATGCCAGCTTCCACTAGCACCCCCTTGAATACTGCTTCAACGATATCACCCAACATCATGTTCATCACAAATGAGTTGGGCTTGGGGAGTGATGTCTCTGGCTTGTTCTTTTCAAACCAGAGTTGGCAAGATGGTCTGCCGATATTCGACATACGTAATCTAAACCCATCACTCCCCCGTCCTCCCCCAAACTGGCGACGAACAGCATCTGCAACGTCTTTTGCAATACGTTCAATCGTATCCTCGGAGATAGATGACTTACCGTTTGCTGCGTCTTCTAGATACTGATGTAGTGCCAGTTCAGCGGGA